ATTGGCGTAAATGCGGTTGAAAATCCTGCTGCACGAGGAGTTGTATTGTTATAGGTGTCTGTTCCTACGGAAGGATTATCTCCACCATAAACATATGAAGAATAAACAGCAAGATACTCTTTCCAGAAAATCTTTTGTGGAGCATTTACTGCAGAGACAGTATCTGTTGCCTTTGAAAGACCAATATGCTTCTCAAGTAAGTTTCCTTGAATACCCGTTACGGTTCCAGTATCATCAACAACTACAACGTGCAGTGCATCATTTTTACCGTTCCTTTCAAGTACATAATTATTTGAAGTTGGTTTTGGTGCAATAGATTTCCAATAAATTTCTGAATTGGTTAATCCAAGTTTTTGCTGATCGTACCAATCAACCTCTGTAGTTACTGTAGTAGTATTGCCTGTGCCGACTCCAGAGTTATTAACAAATCTAATTGTATCTGATGTCTCAAAAGAAGCAGATGCATTATTTTGTGCATAAGAAATTGAAGTTTCTGTTCCTGCTGTAGAAACTCTTGAAAGAGTCTTTACATCAATTGTGCTATTTCCATTGGTTGCATCTGTACTAACACCAGTAATAATACCTTTTAGGTATCCATTGAATGAAGATGTAGATCCAGATCCTGCAATAGTTAGATTTGTCAGTGTCGTAGTAACTCCATATCCAATTATTGCACCAGCAGCACCTGGATTGGTTGTGGTAATACCAAGAGTTTGGTCTGCTTTATTATCAATTACACAAACTTTAAGATTGTTTGCCCAAGAACCTGGATTTTTTGCAGCAAACACATAGTCTGCAATGTCATCTGCCCAGTTTGCTTGATAATCATCAAAGTTTTTAATTTTAACTGTCGTGGTATATGCCATACCAACACCAGCATTTGCATTGTTTAAGGTTGATCCGTTAGTTCTAACAACCTTAAGAACGCCGCCGTAGGAGAGGTATGAAGATGCACTCATCCAATACTCATATTGAGCATCTGAAGAAATTGATTTGCCAAAAACTTGAATGAGTTGATTTTCTGTTGTAATGTCAACTGCTTGATCAACTGGACCAAGGGGGAAAGGTCCCGCAATTGCTCCAATGTTATCTAATACATTATCAGCTCTTCCTACTGTTAAATCAACCTCTCTGACGAGTACGCCTGGAGATAATTGAGGAGTCGCCATGTTTTTCTCCGTAAAGTCTCAGTTTATCTAAAAAATATTTATTAAAATTTGAATTTTCAGGTGGGAAATGTGCAGTGAACACATTACCAATCAGGATACTGCCAATCAGTAGAAGGTTGTTTATTTTTTCTTGCTTCGGTTATTCTCTTTACCGTACATTCTTTGCATTCATATGAATATGAAGATAAAACAGGCCCTCTGTCCTTGCGAGTTCTATAAAAATCATCTGTTAGATTTTTTACTTGCTTACAAACTCTACATTTTCTATCAGTAAGCAATAAATGTCCAAGTTTTATTTGCTTATCAATCTCCATTATGTTAAGTATTCCCACATGTACGCACGGTCTCCATATTCATCCAAATGCCATCTATCACCATCATCATCAACGAAACTTTCTTCATCAAGTCCATCAGAGAGAAAACCAAATGGTGCCATGTCCTGTTCAATTTGATTTTTTTGTTCTTCATAAAGTCTCTTTCTTACATCTTGATCAGTAAGTTCTTTAAAATAATCTTGAGCAACTAACCAAGCATAGATTACAAGACACATTGCAAGGTCATCGTTGCAACCCTCTTCTGCTTCAAATGAATTGTGCTTTTGAATGAAGGTTGTAAGTTCGCTAATAATTTCATAATCATTAAGATAAAGTTTATCTTCCTCAATCATTGTTTTGAGGTTCAAACATCCAATCTTTTTAACAGTCTTGGACATCTTAACTCCCAATTGAGTTTTCTTTCCAGAGAACCCTTGACCAACAACCTGTCCTGCCCTACCTCTCATAGAACACATAAGAATATTGTTATATTCAAGATCATATTGAAGAATACTTGCTACCTGATCTCCAACGTCATTTACTTCACATAGAATATATGCATTATGATAACTTTTTGCCATATCATAGATTACACTTGGAAATAGCATTGGTTTAATTTCATTATTCCTATACTTTGCTACAACACGATGAGGAAACTGTGTAATGTCTATTACAGTAAATGCCGAGTAATCATTTCCTACGCCTCTAGCAACGTCTACAGTCATTAAATAGTCATGATCATCAACTGGATCCACATATACATCTAAACCTGCACTACGGGTCTTAGGATGGTCATAGACAAGGGTTCTGAGTTTAGATGGAGCAATCAGTGTATCAACAGATCCAAGGAATTCGCATTCAAACTCAACTTTGAACTGTTGTTCAGAAGTATTTGCAATTGTTTGCTTCTTCCATACTTCATCTCTTCCAGGAACCTCTGACCAATGAACATCAGTTGGTACATATTCGTTTTTTCCTCTTTCAGAATCATGCCACATACGGTAGAAATGATTCATGCCGTGAGGTGTAGATACAATAATTACCTTTGTTGATTTACCAGAAGAAATGGTAGGATAAACAGAAGCAAAAAACTGGTCTGCAATGTTATTTGGAATGAACGCAAATTCGTCCAAGAAGATGACATTATAAGAACCACCACGAACCGCAGATGCAGAAGTAGATGCTGCAAGAATCTTTGATCCGTTCTCCAATTCCAGAGAACCTTTATTCCAAGATAGAATACCCTGCTGCATCCATTTAGGAAGGTTTTCATATGCAAGTTGCAATCTTGAAAGCAGATCTCTTGCAGTTGATGCTTTGTTTGCAAGAATAGCAATATTTACATTATCATTAAAAACTGCATAATGAAGCAAATAAGAAACACAAGTTGTTGACTTACCTGTCTGACGAGGCATCTTACAAATATTAAATCTATGATCATGGAAGTTTTCAATTAACTTCTCCTGAAATGGATACATCTTGAATGGTTGCAATCCATGATCCAAAGTAACAATTTGAATATAATTTTTAGCAAAATATACTGGATCTTCTTTGCATCTCATAAACTCAAGAATTTGTTCTTGAGTAAATTCAATTGCAGTATTTGCCTTTTTTAGGTTGGGATTACCTAAGTAAATATCATCAGCCATAATAATTATTTTTTATAAAATATAAATCAGCACTTCCAGCGTCTTCTTGCTGCCAGTCCTCTTTCTCCATCCCAACTTCTACTACGAGAGCAAAAGTTTTTACGACGTTTTGCTGCTTTACTTCCTGGCTTTACATCACCAGTCACCGGTGCTTGAAGATGAGAACCAGTCGCACGATTGTATCTATCTCTACCTTTTTGAGTAAGTCCACCACCTCTTTCCACTGAAAGTTTTTCACCTCTCCCAACAGACAATACAGGACCTTCTTCTTCAATATTCTCTTCACCAATAGTTGTATTATTCAAAATATAGTTTTTTGATTTTGAATTTACAACTTGAATTAATGGCATTCCTGGTTGAAGAGTTGAGACGTTGTATTGAAGAACTAATGCTCCGGGATATACTTTTTGAATTTCTGCTGTTACATCTTTTTTAGATGGCATACCAACTTGTGGAAAGAACATTCTGATTGAATATGACTTTCCTCTCCAATTTAAAATAACTGCAATAATATTTCCAGTTTCTGATTGAAGACGTGTTGCTTCATCAAGTTCATTGTTTGCCATGAAAGTGCTCTTTGGAGATACCATTGGTTCTGGTTTAATCAAATCAATAACTTCCGCATATAATTTTCCATTTGCATCTTCAATTGTTACATCTTCTTTTTTAGTTTTATTTCCCCAATTTGCAGCACCAACTTTACGACATTTTACAACTGCTCCTGATGCATATGCAGAAGGCCAAACTTTATACCTTGATTTGACTTTTGTTTTACAGGCATCTTCCCCTACATACTCTTCTGTTGCAACATTTATTGCCTTACCTTTTCTATCTGGATTTGGATCTTCTCTTCTTTTTCTTCTTGCTGCACTATCCTCTTCTTCTGGAGACATTTCTGCTGACATTTTAGAACTACCACATTTTGGTTTAGTAGTTTGTCCTGGTTGTTTTGCACATGATTTGCCTGCATACTTTCCGCCTAATTGTACCCACCCAGGTTTTCCATCAGAAGATCTGCTTTTTGCAAACCAATCATGAAGTGATGAATCTCCCGACTTTGATGCTTCTTGAAGTTCTCCAAGAATTTTATCAACAAGTTTTTCTTCTTTTAATTTTGGCAGAGCAACTGCTGCTGCTTTTTTATTTTGAAGTGATACTGCTTTATCTCCAAGTTGCTTTGCTGCATCTGGAGTTAATGCTCCAGCTCCTGATGATTTTTTAATTTCAAATCCAAGTGCTTTTGCTTCATTTGTTGGAACACAGTTTGGAACCATTTTTTTTCCTTTTTTCTTTAAACCCTCTTGTTTATATCCAACCCAACATGCTTCTTCCATTTCTCCACCATCAATATAATCTGCTGCTGTATCAATATAATCTGCTGCCTTAGTAATTTTGGATTGAACCCAGGCCTCTAAACTACCTTCACCTTTACCAACTTTCTTTTTAATTCTCTCTGCTGCCTTTACCAAAGTATCAAGTTCTGAACGTGCCATGGAATATTCATGATCTCTTACTGAAACTTTATCCCATGCCTTTCCACCATAAGAACATTCTGAACGTCCTTCTCTTTTATCACAAAGAGGACAATATCTTTTTTCTTCTACTTCTTCGTATGCCATACCTCTTTTAGTATGTTTAATTTCTCCTTTTTGTTTTGCTATTAATTTTTTGGACACGGATCCAAAATCTTTTACTGGATTTTCGTCTGGTGTGTTTTTCTTTGGATTATCATAAACATCAACATCTCCATCAGCATCACGATCAACATACTGAACTGTTGCATGACGAACTAATTGTTTTAGGTCTAAATTTGGATCTAATTGATGCTGTTTACCTTTTAAATGTGTAGTTTTATGAGTAAACTTTTTATATGCGTCCATTTACTAATCAATATCTTTTTTTCTATTTATTATATAGTTCTTGCTACACACTCTCATCCTTGGTTTGTTGTTTTAAAAGTTTTGCTAAATCTGCTGTTGAACCAACGAATAATGCATTTGTAACATTTGTTGGACCTTTGGAAACCTTTTCTTCATCAATATCCTTAAGTTTCTTTTGAAGATCCATCAACTTATCAGTTGCATCTGCTACATTCTTAATAAGTTGTCCAGCAACTTCATATGCACGAGGCATCTCACTTTCTTGTGCTAACTCAAGAATTCCATTAATTGCTTCCTGACCCTTTTCTATAAGAGAATATAAATTTCCTCTTGTATAATCATAATCTTTTTTAATATCATCAACCGGTGCCGTTACCTTTTGAATTTTTTCTTCTATTGTCTCAACTTTTGATGAAACAATTTCTCCAGAAACATTAAAGGTTTCATTTAGATCGTCAAATTTTTTTGTCATTTTCATAACAAACTAAATCCAAAATCATCACCGGCAGGAATTAAATCTGCATCTGCTGTCGTAATACTTTTAATTGCTGTTCCTGATACATGGTCGGTAACAGGAGTATTATCAGAACCTCTTAAGACTGTAAGAGTATTTCCTGACTTGGATTTAATATATAACTCTTCATTATCAATAGAAACATAAGTTCCCGCAACTATACTTGCCGCATTATTGACCGTAATAATTGTAGTTTGTGTATCAATGTCTTGAGTTATATTGGTAAGAACGTTTCCAGTATAATTCTTAAGTGCTCTTGGT